GCCAGCCAGGCCGACCTTGACGCTCATGTCCTGGTTGTCTTGGATGACCACCAGGAACCCGGTGCCGTCGAACAGAACGCTCCACACCGCGTCGGCGCCTGCCCCTGTGCCGTCCCATCTGTTGGCGGCGACCCTTGCGCGCAACAGGGTGCGGTAGGCGTCGTCTGGCAGGCGGACCAATCCTGTCTCCGGATCGTAGGGCTCACGCCACGTGCCCTCGTCCCAGCCCACATGCTCGGTGTCCCAGGCGAAATAGACTCCCGCCAGCGGCGTATCCAAATACCGAGATCGCCCTACCCACAGGCCCACGGCGTCCAGCTGCACACCGATGGAGTCACGCAACCCGAACGCATCGCGCACGGCTTCCAGCAGGCGCTGCTGGGCCACGAGAGGCCCAAGCAGCCCCTCCACCAGGGCCATGAACCTGGGTTGCTCCCGGTACAGGGAGGTGACGAGATCGAGATAGGCACCCAGCGTGGCCACGGCCTAGCTCTCCACGGTCACGGTAACGTTATCCACCGCGCCCACAGCGACCTCCGTGTAGACCAAAGGAAGGTTGGCGGGGATCGGATCGTCGCCCTGCCTGGCGATGCGCAGGGCCGTCACGTCGAACGTCCGCTTGCCCACCACCGGCTCGGCGGCGTTAACGGGCGTGTAGAGCTTGGATAGCAGTATCTCCTCGCCGATGGGCAGCTCGTTCAGCTGCGCGGCCACGTTCGCCTTGATAGCCTCTCCCGTGGTAGAGACGTACCCCGCCCGGGGTGTGATCACGACCTCCACGGTCGGCGACACCGGCGTAGGCCGGAAGAAGCGGGTGGTTTGCGGCAACCCGTTGCGGCCTGCCACGGTTACGGAAGCCGTGCCATGAGTGCCCGCGCCCAGCGTCTTCTTGCTCGCAATGACCTGCGCAATTGTGTCGGTGTCGCCGCCCTCAACCACCACGGCCACGCTGTGAGCGGGGATGCCGCGCGCGTCGGTGCTATCGGCATCATTTTCATAGCAGCGGCAGCGGGTGACCCCGGTCAGGCTGGCCAGGGCGCCCTCGATGCCGTCCAGTACAGTCTGCGAGGGCAGCGCGGTGGACAACCGTTGGCGCTGGCGCAGGGCCGCGTCGGTTTCCACTTCTGTGCCCGGGGTGGCAGCCAGGGCGTTGGTCACGGCCTGCCAGCCCCGCGTGGGAGTGGCAATGGCGCTGACTTCGCCGGATGCGGCCTGCACGGCTCCTGCATCCTGGGCCGTGGCCGTCACCGTCACCTCGCCTGCCAGGGGGATGGTCACGCTGGCGGGCAGATCCCATTTCTGTCCGGCCACGTCCTGAGCCACGCCGCCGGTGATGACCGTCCCGGCCTGGCCGGTGAGGGTCAGGTCAACAGTGGAGTGGCTGGCGGGGCGGCGCGTGAGGCCGTTGATCGTGACCGCGTTGGACAGCCCAGCGCCTTGCGCCGTCTGGGGGCTGTAGGAGTTGTAGACCGACCTGGCCAGGTCGTAGGCGTCCTGCAGGGCCAAGGCGAACATGGCTAGCATCTGGTATTCCTGGGCGTCGGCCTCCAGATACAGGTCTTCGCCGAAAATGGCCTTGTACTTGGCCACCAGGGTGGCCAGAGTCTCGTCGTAGGTGGGAATGTGGATCCCGGTATCGTCGATGTATGCACTGCTCATCTAGAGCACCTCCGTCAGGCTGGCCTCGCCGTAATCCGTGTCGATGGTCACGGAGACGGTCAGCCTCCGGGTGTCGGGGTCCAGACTGGAATCGTAGCCGGTGATGGCCGTAACGCCCTGGGTGCCCAGGACGCGCTCGCGGATTACCAAGTCGTAGCTCTGGCGGGTGTGCTGGCCGAAGACCCCTCCCACATAGGGCGTGCCCTCGGCCAAGTCTAAAAACCACTCCTCGCGCAGAAGTCGTAGGCGCGAGACCACGGCCTGGGCCACGCCCAGGGGGTCGTCGCGCCAGTAGTCGGCGTCGCCGTGGCCCATCTGTATGTCGGCCTGGCCGGTCCATTTGCGGTAACGCACTACTGCGGCCCTCCCGTGGATTCGCTCCCTGAGGTGACTCCGTTGTGCACATGCCCGGTCTGGCTGATGCCCGCAGCCACCTGGTCGCCGGTGCTGATGAGCGTGCCGGTGAGAGTCAATGCCCCCGTCATGGACGCCGCCGCCGCACCGCCCGCCAGGCTGGCCAGACTGAAGGAGTCGGCGGCGATCTCCACCAACGGAGCGCGCAGTGTGATCTTCGCATCGGCCTGGGTCGCTACCTCGCCCGCCGGGGTCAAAGTCACCGAGGCCGCCGGGCCCTGGGCCTGGATCGTGTGATCGGGCTTGATGGCTACAAAGGCCTGCCCATCGTCATGCCGCAGCTGCACGTCCTCGGCGTTTACTCCGTCCAGGGCCTGGGCCTGGGAGAACGGTCCCACCAGGGCGAAGCCGTCGGAGAGATCGTGCTGGCGTGTCTCCAGGGGCTCGCCGATGCCCCCGGACTGCCACCAGGAGTCGATGCAACGCGCGGCGAAGACCACCAGGCACTCGTCCCCGGCGGCGACCGGGAAGGTCAGGGTGAAGCCGCCACCGCGCGGGAAGACCACGGGCACGTCCACCAAGAGCGGCAGGGTCACGGAGAGTTCGGATCCGTCCGGACGGGCCACGCGGCCCTTGATGGCGGGTTGGACGCTCACGGTGAGCGCCACCGAGTCGAAGGACTGCACGACGCCCGGCAGCGCGGTCCAGACCTCGGCTAGGCGACCGTCCAGGGCCGCGCGCACGGCCTCCACGCCATCGTCGTATCGCTCGCGTCTGTCCACGTTCTTCCCCCTCAGGCCAGGAGTTTGCTGCCTACGGGCGCGCTGTCGTCGATGCCCACGCAGATCAGGTCCACGTACCAATCCTGCCCGTGGGTGTCCCCGATCCAGTCGATGGCCAGGATGCGGTACAGCCCGTCCTCGTCCAAGCGCGGGGTCAGATTGGCGGCGGAAAACTTGAGGTCGGTGCGGTATTTCTTGATGCTGGCGTTGTCCAGCTGGATGCGCCCGCCCACGCGGAAGCGGGGATTAATGAGGGCCCGGATCTTGATGCCCTCGTTGGTTTGCTCGGGCTGGCCCACTAGGCCGGTCTGGGCCGTGAGGCGCACAGCGGTCCCGGGCAGGTAGCCCTGCACGGACACCATCTGCAACTGGCCGTTCTGGATGGACCAGCTGGTCCCGGTCGTAGACGCGGCGTCACGCAGATACTTGCGCGCCATGCCGTACATGGCCTTGCCGCGCGGTAGGCGCACCCCACCCAAGTCGGGGACGTGCCCCCGCGTCACGCCGTGCCCGGCCAGGGCTCCGGCGGCCCGGTCCACCTGGTCGGCCTGGGAGGCCCCGGCGGCCAGGGTGGAGTTGACCACGGCGTAGTTGTAGGCCTTGTCCCCATCGCTGGCCAGGATGTCCAGGTAGGTCTCGGTGCCTTCGCGTCCGCGCCGGGCCTGGCGGATATTGCCGCCGAAGATCAGCCCCGCCCCGCTGCCGACGTAGCCCGCCTGCAGGACGATGGAGGAAAACTCCTTGATGCGGGTCATGGTCCGCTCGGAGAGGTTGTATATCCTGAAGTCGCCGGCGTTGGGCGTCTCACTGTCCGCGTGCTTGATCTTGAAGGCCACGCGCAGCTCGCCCAGCTCCAGGCCCTGGCCGTCGCCGCCCACCACCAGGCTGCAGGCGCGCAGGTACAGCCGGTCGTCGCTCATGACGCGGCCTCGTCGAGGATGAAATACAGTTGCACGTCCGTGCCCAGGGTCTCCTGATCCGGGGCCAGGTCCGAGGTCTCGGACCAGACCACGAGCTTGCCGCCCAGGCCAAGGTGCCCGTGGGGCTCCAGGAGGTCCGCGCCGGTGATCAGCGCAAGCCCGGACAGCACGTCCCCGCCGTCGTCGGGCAGGGCGATGTCCAGCAGCCAGCCTCCCTGGGCCGCGTCGCACCAGCGCAGGGTGAACTGGTACTCCACGCCCGCCAGGGTCACGCAGAAGGTCTCGGGCTCGCCGCTGAGTGGGATGAGGTAGGCGGTCATTTTGAGCCTCCAAAGAGCTGAACCAATCCGGACGAGGACACCGGCTTGGCCTGTTTCTGCCCCGTCTGCGTGGGGCTGGCGGTGCGGGAGGCGTGGCGCTGGCGCGAGCGCGGCACGGCGACCTCCTGGACCGTGGCCAGCAGTATCTCCTGCAGCTCGGCCCGCACGGAGAGCACATGCTCGGTGGCGGCGTCGGTGGTCACGGAGAGGGTCTTGATGAGCATGTTGGCATAGGTGCGCTTGCCGGTGACCAGTTCGAAGGGCTCGCGGGAGCGCTGAAGCCGCAGCAGGGCCTCGTAGGCCTCCACGCTGCGGGAGTCGCCCGCGCCGCCGCCTCTGGAGTCGGAGTGCCCGGCCTCGATACTGACCGTGGCCGGTTTGACGTACGCGTGGTCCGTGATCTGCGCGCCGCGCTCCACGGGGTGGGCCGTGATCTCCAGCGAGTCGTCGTGCTGCTCGCAGACCACAACGTCCAGCACCAGCCCGCCGATGGAGCGTACCGGGCGGATGGCCACGGGCTGGGTGGCGCGGGACAGGACGGTGCTCACCGGGCGGCCCCCCGGGTGTTGCGCACCAGGTCGGCGTTCACGCGGCGCTGCTCGGAGCCCACGGCCCGGGCCACGGCCTCGGGATTGCGCGCCCCGTCCACGTGGATCACGGTATTGGCGGTGACGTTCCCGGCCCCCGCTGGGCTCCCGGCGGCGGCGGCCTGCGGCCCCAGGACCGGACCGGCAGGAGCCGGGGCATCGTCGCCGCCCCCAAGCAACCCCTTGAGGCCCTCCCAGGCTCCAGAGATCATGCCCCCCACATGCTTGACCACCGTGCCCACAAGGTCCAGCAGCCCCTGCAGCAGGTCAAAGACAGCCTGGAGCGCCCCCCCAAAGTCGCCCTGCAGCAGGAGCGCCACGATCTTGACGAACGAGGACACGGCCTGGAGCACCCCGCCGAACATATCCGCAATGAACGAGCCCCACTGGCGGAAGCTCTCCATGAGCGGCCCCTTGACCATATCCCAGACCTGGCCCAGGGCGTCCATGAGCGGGCCGAGGGCGTCCACCACGGCCATAATGTCATCGGCCCACGGCCCCCAGTCAATAAGGCTCTTGCCGCCCTCCATGTAGGTTTGGAAATCGTCGATGAGGGCCACGATAGCGATAAGCCCGGTGATGATCATGCCCAGAGGCGTGGCCAGAAGTCCGAGGTTGAGCAGCCTCCAGGCCACCAGCAGCCCGCCCACGGCGAAGATGACTCGTTGGGCGCCCTGGTCCAGGGTCTTGAACCAGTCCATCAGCCCACCCACCCAGCCCACGATGCGCATGACGATGGCCCCGAAGGCCCCGGCGACGCGCATGACCACCTTGACGACCACCTGGATAATCCCTGAAATCTTGGTGAAGTTGTCTATGAGCGCCTTGCGGAAGCGGACCAAGTCCCCCGACATCTTGCCGATGAAGGCCATGGACACGGATTTGGCCATCATGCCCAGCACCGACTTGATGGAACCGATCTCGTTGACGTAGTCGCGGCTGGCCTTGGCGGCGGTCTGGGCGTCCACCCCGGCGGCGGAGTACATCTTGTGATAGGCCTCGGACAGGCCGGACACGTCTTGGGTGAGCATGGGCACCAGGCTGCGGTCGATGCCCAGCTGGGAGAGGAAGGACTCCTGCTTGCCCCGGCTCATGCCCCGTATGTTCTTGCCCACGTCCCCCAGGACCTCGGCGGTGTCGCGCAGCTGGCCGTTGGCCCCGCGCACGCTGATACCCAGCCGCCTGAAAGCGGCCAGCCCGCCGCCCTGCCCCATGGAGGCGTCGGCCATGGTCTTTTGCAGGGCCTGGAGGGAGCCTTGCAGGGTCTGGCTGGAGGCCCCGGTCTGCTCGGCGATGTAGCCCAGCTCTTCCAGCTTGGCCACGGACACGCCCGTGGCCTCGGACAGGTCCAGCAGCTTGCGCTGGGACTCGGCCACCTTGTACAGCCCGGCGTAGAGCCCGGCGGACATGGCTTGGATGCCCGCCGCAAAGGCCGTGACCCGCAAGGTGGCCGAGGCCAGACCGCCGTTGAATTTCTTCAATCCGGCCCCGTCGACGTCGAACCCCAGGCGGGCCAAAAAGCCCTTGATGACCTCGCCACCACCGCTCACGATCTACGCTCCCGCTCCTTGGCGTCCATGTATCTGCGTTCGTTTTCCGCCTGCACGTCCAGGGCCTCATTCAGGATGGCCACGTCCTCCAGGGCCAGGGTGCAATCCACCAACGATTCGTAGCGGCAGCACCCGGCCAGGACCGGACGCAGCAGCCAGTCCTCGCCGTCGGCCATGGCCACCCAGGCGGCCTCTACGTCCAGACCGCGCCTGGCAAACCCCGGGGCAGGTCGGCGAAAAAACCGCTCAAATTGTCCTCCAGCACGGCCCAGACCAGGCGCAGCATGGCCGCCATGTCCAGGTCCTCGAACATGAGCTTGTCGCCGCTCATGACCCTGGCCCAGCCCCCGGAGGGCTGTCGGCGCTCCACCACCCCCAGGCACTTGTTGATGACGTAGTCGGCGTCGGCATCGACCATGCCCGCCACGGCCCTGGCCAGCGGCTCCAGGGCCTCCAGGGACTCGGACCCCAGGCCCGAGAGGTCCGACAAGCTCGAGAGCACCGGGGCCAGGCGGCGTACGACGTGGAACTGGCGGCGGGCGTCCAGGCGGCCTGTGCGGTAGGTTGCGTCGCCTATCACGATGTCCATGGACTAGCCCCCCGCCTCGGCGCTGCTCGCGCCCTTGCCCAGCACGTAGACAGTCTTTTCGCCGTCGAAAGTCCACTCCACGGTCCCGCCCTCGGAAGCGTAGGTGAGCGCCGGGGGCTTCTTGAAGGCGGCTCCGGTGACGGTGACCAGGTCTCCGCGCGCGGGGTCCTCCACGGTGATGGTGTTGGTCCCCCAGCGCGAGGCCGAGGCGGCCTGGTAGTTGAACATGGCCATGAGCTGGGCATTGACGGGCGAGGTCTTGAGCAGGCGCAGGGTCACGGTGCAGGCACTGGCGGCGGACAACGAGTGCATGGCCGAGCCGTCGGCCCCCACGGTCATGACGTTCTGGTCGCTGGCGGCCTCGATGCTGATGCCCTCGTTGGCGGCTCCCTCGCGGATGCTGAAGTTGCCGCCCTCGCCATCAATGGTGGCAGTGCAATCCAAGAAACTGTAGGCGGGCATGTTCTTCTCCCTAACGGTTGACGTTGATGGTCACGTCCACGAAGTGCACGGCCCCGGCCAGCTTGACGGCGCATTGGATGGGCGGTGCGACGCGCTGCTCCCGCTCGCTCTGGGACTGGTCGTCGATGCGGCTCGAATAGACGTAGTAGCCGTCGGGCAGATAGTCGCCGTCGGCCAGTTCCCCGAAGCCGTCGGCGTTCCAGACGCCCGGGGCGATGAGACCGTTGGCCACGGCCTGCTGCAGCACCCTGGACACCCGGGCCTTGATGCGGCTCATGCCCTGCTCGGTCTGGGGGATCTTCGTGGTGGACTGGTACAGCAGATTCCAGACGTCGGTCTGCACGGCGTTTTGCAGCCAATCCAGCCCGTGGACCTCGTCGAAGAACACGCCCGAGGCCATGACGCCTTCCTGGACGATGGCCGTGTCGTTTGCGTAGTAGACGAAGACGTTGATGTTCTTGGCTCTCAGCACCCTCGCCTGGGTCTCGGAAAGAACCTCAGCCGCGATGCCCGGCTCCTGCTTGAACTTGAGGGTCAAGGTGGTCTTGGACCCCGAGAAGTTGACCGTGAAGGCCCGCCCGATCATGGAGACCACGCTGTGGGCGTTGGAGCTGGAATACTGCAGCACCGTGCGCTTGTAGCTCAGGGCCTTGGCCCTGGAGCCCAGGTCGGTGGTGTATGTGGAGGCGAGGGCCCGCGCATCGGTGATGGTCACGCCGTAGATGCGGCTCACGCTGGCGGCCTCCACGAAGGCAGCCACGTCCAGGTGCGCGTCGTCGTCAATGGCGCTCGCGGCGGCGAAGACCAGACCGTACCAGGCCGAGGACAGATCGGCCAGGGCGGCGGCGCACTGGGCCGGGGTCTCGGCGGCGTAGCCGGGCACGGGAGTAAAGGCCAGGGCCTCGGTCAGGCCGGTCATGGCGCTGATGTCCGTGCCCGTGGCCGGGGCCGTGGCGTACCCCAGAAAAGCCGTTGCACCAGTGGCAACGGTCTTGATGACGAACCGCTCCCCGTCCCAGGCGCAGGTGGCCCCGGACTGCCCGGCACCGGCCAGGGCGGCGGAGATGACGGCGGCCACGGCGGCCATGCTGGCGCAGCCCGAGAAGTCCAGGCCCGTGAGGTCGGCCTCGGTGCCGTCCACCTCCAGGGACATGGCTCCGGTACTGATGGCGGTCCAGTCCTCCAGGGTGGACGAGACCCCGCTGCCGCGCAGGATGGCGGGAGTGGCGGCGGCCAGCCAGCGGGCGATGATCAAGGTCTTGGGACGGGGCGACTGGCTGAAATAGATTAGCGCCGCCTTGTACTCCGGGGCACCCAAGCCGAAGTCCTCGGCCACGGAGTCGATGTCGGTATAGGAGCGCAAGCGTTCCAGGCCGTCGACGACGTCCGAGTCCCCGGCGATGCACAGCACGCCGAAGGAGCGGCGTACCGCAGCCAGGGGGGACATGTTGATGGCCACATTGACCACTCTGCTCACGGACAGTCCGGTACTCATTTAATCCTCCGTAATGGTGACGTCGCGGGTCTGGCCGTCGTCCGCTTGGATTTCCAGCCGGGCTCCCGAGAGGTTGCGCACCGGGTAGACCCGGCGTTGTTCCACATCGAAAAACAGGTCCAAATCCACGCGTCGGACCCAGGTCGTACCCACTAGGTCCGGGGCGGGCTGGGGTTCTCCGGCCCCGCCATAGGCCAGACCCGCAGAGCGCAGAGCGCAGCGGTGCTGTTCCACGGTCAGGCCAGCGACCAGGCGGTCGGCCAGGTCGTAGGCAGCCGGGCCGTAGAAGGTGGCCACGAAGCGCGCCCGCACCCAGTCCAGCACCACGTCCGAGCCATCGCCGGAGCCGTCGTGCAGGGCGGCGGGCAAGCCGGTGCGGCTCCAGCCCAACATCCCCAGGGCGCACCAATCGGTGGCCAGGGGCGGCACGGGCAAAGGGTTTGACTGCCAGCGCGGGCGCACCAGGGCCAAGGGCAGCCCGGTGATCCCGGCCACGGCGGCGCGCACCAGGTCCTCCAGGGTGTCCCAGGAGGCCGCAGCCCGCTGCGGGGCCATGAAGCCGCCCGTGGCGCTGGTGGCGAGTGTCACGACGTCACCTCCCGCCCGTATGGCTGCACGGCCACGGCCAGGGCCTGGCAGCAGCCGCCCACTGTCGTCCAGTCCTGGACCTGGCGCACGCGGTAGACCAGCCCGCGCCAGGTGATCTCGTCCGGGGCCAGGGTCTGGGTGCCCACGGTCAGCATCTGCATGCAGTACACGGCCAGCACCTCGGTGCTGCGGTCGCCCTCGGGCAGACGCGCCAGCTCACGGTCCGAGGCGGGAAGAATGACGCCGGAGAGCGTGCGCGTCTCGCTGGAGGTGACGGCTCGCCCATCGGCCCCGACGGTGACGGCGGTCCGGGTAAGGCTGAACGTCGTGGCCCAGGCGGGGTCGGCCAACAGTTCGACGGCGGAGAACATCAGGACTTCACCACGTAGGTAATGGATTTGCGCAGCTGGCCGCTGTCGATGAGCGGGTTTACTGTCCCGCGCTCGCGGCGACTCTTGCCCGCCTTTTTGATGACCTTGCCGGTTTCGTCGCGCTGCGCCGCAGGGCGCTTGTCCAGGGCCTTGTCGGACAGGGGGGCCCAGTCGTTGTCCGCAAACCGGGCCCGCACGGAATTTTGGGCAATGAGTCCTGCCTTGTTCAAGCAGCGGGGCACGGCGGCCTCGTCTCCGGACAGGGCCTTTTGCCCCGCCTCGCGCAGCTGGGCCGCGATCTGCTCCTGGGCGGCGCGCACCCCGGGCATCAGGAAGGGCCGGGCCGGGAGGTTGTTCGCCGGGCTGCCGTGCTCCTGGACGAAGCCGATCTCAGCGTTGGTGATGGCTGCGCTGTCCTTACGCTCGCCCTGGTCCGCCGGGATGCCCACCAGCACCTGGGAGCGGGTCAACAGGCGCATGGCCCTGAGCATGGCCTGGGTCTTGTCCACGATGACCGAAAGGCTCGAACCGTTCATACGACGGCCCCTCCCGCGCCCACCAGGCGCAGCAGTTCGCGCAGCTGCTGGCCGTAGATGGTGGCGTTCCAGTGCCCGCCCTCGGGCTGCCCGGAGGCCGGACCGGCGTGCCCGAGGGTCTTGGACAGCTGCCCCACGCCCCGGGACTCGGAGGTCACCGGCCCGCGCGCTGCGCTCTCAGGGTCGGCCTCCATGGTCAGCTGGTGGGCGATGAACAGGGCCACGGCGTCATCCCACAACACGCCCAGGCGCTCGGCGGATAGCCGCAGCCCGGCTAGGCGCAGCCAGTAGGCCACGCGGGCGTCGGGATGCAAGGCCTGCGTGAAGGCGGGGAAGGCCTCGCGGAATGCGGCGATGTCCACGGATTACTCCTGACCCCGGCGGTAGACGTCCCAGGCGGCGGCCACGTCGTTGGCGGTGACGCTGCGGCCCAGGGCGGCTTCGACGGCCTGGACCCGGGGCACGCCGTCCTTGCGCAGGTCGGCCTCGGCCAGGGAGGGGAACAGGACCAGCAGGGTGCCCTGCAACGTGTCTGCGGACGGCGCGGGAGAGGACGGCGCGACGATCTCCGTGGCGGAGGATCCCTCCACCACGCGGGCGCGGCCCTCACGGACGGACGCCTGCACAAACCAATTCCCCAGCTCGTCCTGCGTCAGGTCGTGGTCGCCGACGCAGAACTCGCGCATGGGCTCCCCGGGCCGGAAGCGGACTCTGAAAGGGTGTTGCACGGTAATGATGGGCATGAATGCTCCGTGTGTGTGGGGCGGTCCGCAGACCGCCCCCTTGTTTGTTCGGATTACAGACCGTCGCCGTAGCCCACGGTCTCGGGGTAGACGAACTCCACTTCGCCCAGGGTGCCGAAGTAGGTGGTGATCTGGTGGATGCCGCGCGCCTCCAGGGGGGTGCGCTGCAAGGGGACCATGGGGAAGCGCACGAACTGCTTGCCCCGGGTGTAGGCCACGGCCCGGTCCGCTCCGCCCGCGCCCCGGCCCGCCAGCCACTTGAGCGGCGCGACATTCAGGGGGCGACCGTTGGTCACGAAGGACAGGCACTTGCCCGCCACGTAGGACAGGATGGACTCGCTGCCCGCCGTACTCACGGGCTTGACCAGCAGCGCGAACTTAAGCGGGGGCAGGAGCAGGGTGTCCGGGCACACGGCGTAGGCGCTCTGAGCCCAGGTGGCGGCGATCAGCTCGTTGATGTCGGCCAGGATAGTGTCCGGGGACGTGGCGGCGGTCCATGCGGCGTCGAACCCGGCGGGCGTGATGGTCGCGTTATTGACCAGGCCGGTGAGGCCCAGTTCCGTGTCGCCGATGTAGACTTGTTCGTCCACGTCCATGTTGTGCTTGAGGCGCAGACCCTCCAGCTTCTGGGCGTCGATGGGCCTGCCCAGCTGCTGAGCGCGCACCAGCTCGGGGATGGACCACGAAAGCTCCATGCCCCACAAGCGCATGGGCTTGGTGGTCTTGGTGAGGTTCAGGCTGATACCGGCGATGGCGTCGGCGTTCGGGCCGATCCAGTTCTTGCCCAGGGCCTTGCCCGTGCCGGGCGCGCCGAAGTCCGCGTTGGTGAAGCTGGCGGCCTCGTCGCCGATGGTCACATCTTCTCGCAGGGCCATGTCGCGGTTCCAGCTGACGCTGGACAGCGGTTTGTGGATGGTGGGATCCATCCGCTCCAGTTCGCCTACCAGGAAGGCCCCGGCGGAGTCGCGAGTGCGGGAATCGTAGGTCTGCATGGGTCCTCCTAGAGGTTGAAGCCGATCTCGACGACACCACTGGCGTCGCCCTGGCCCTGGAAGGTGGCGGGGATGGGCACGTTGCCGGGGGCGGACTCGGTCACGGTCAGGGTGAAGCCGTCACTGGCCGCGCAGGGCGTGCTGCCCGCCGTGATGGAGAAGGTTACGCCGCCCGCCGAGAACTCCGTCCCGGCGACGCCCGAACCCAGGATGCGACCGTCCGGGTCGAACACGTCGAAGGCCGTAGCCGAGGTCATCACCACGGCGTAGTCGCCCGCGTAGGCCGGATCGTCCACGGACAAGGTGCCCACGGTGGCGTCGCCGGTGTTGCCGGTGTTGGCCGCGCCCGCGATGTCCAAGGCGTCGGGGTCGGCGACGGCCTCGATGTCGCCCACGGCCTTGCCCGCAGCTGCGGTCACGCGCACATACACCGCGCCACCCTTGGCGGCGGTGCCCGAGGCCAGGTGCACAAGCACGTAGCCGCTGCGCAGCACGTCGCCCACGGCCCCGGCGGGCACCAGGTCCGAGGACAGGGAGCCCACGCCGTGCTGGGTGGGGTAGCCGCGGGTCAGGACGCCGTAGACGGCGGAGGCGTCCTCGCCCCCGGCCAGGGGCGCGGCCTTGCCGCTGGAGAGCTTGACGATGGAGCCCGGGGCCATGGCGGTGGAGCCCAGGACGCAGGGCTCGGTGACCGCGCCCTGTCGGCGGCTCACGTCACCGGCGAACCCGGCGGGCATACGGGTGGAATAGGCGCTCATTTGCTGCCTCCGTTGTGATAGGCTTCGTTGGCGGCGTTGATGTCCGCCGGGGTGACGGCCCGCCCGAAGTCGCGTGCGCTGGCCTTGGTCAGGCTGTCGGCGGTGCGGGCGTTGTTGCGGGCTCCGGCAAGTTCGGACGCGGCGAGGAACGCGGCGTCCAGGGTCACGCAGTCGCAGGAGTCCAGGGCGCTGCCGCGCAGGACGCCCTGCACGACCTTGTCCAGGGCCTTGTCGCGCACGGCGGAGCGCAGGGCCACGCGCTGCACGGCGCAGCGGCGGTCCGAGTCGGCCACCAGCAGCCCGGGAACCAGGGCCTCGGCGCGGCGCTTGGTGTCGGCGTCCACGGTGGCGGCGTCGCGGGTGCGGGCGTCGCGGGACTTGGAGTCGGCGCACGGTCCGGACGGCTGGTCGCCCTTATCCTTGTCCTCGTCCGTGGTCTCTTCCTCGGGCGGGGTGTCCTCGTCCTGGGTTTCCTCGTCCTGACCACCCTGCCCCAGGCGGCGGACCTCAATGGCCAGTTCGGCCAACTGGCGCTCCAGGGCGCTCAGGCGGTCGCCGTCGCCGCCTTGGGCGGGCGGCAGGTCCCGGGGATCCTCGTCGCAGCCCTTGGCCTCGGGGGCCTCGTCCAGGGTGTCCAGGGCCTTGCGGACCTCGGGCGACCGGAAGGCGTCCAGGAGGCGGTCGGCGAAAGACCGTTTCGATTTCTTGGTGCTCATGATGTCCTCGCGGTTGTCGTTGATGCGGCAGCGGGGGCCGCAGCGGCCCTGAGGGACCAGGGCGATGTGGTTGCCCATGATGGCTGTCTGGCGACCCCGGCCCGGCCCTAGCTGCTGGTACTGCGCGTCATAGCCGCAGGAAACTTCCCGCAGCCCCCCGCGCACCAGGGCGATGGCGGCCTGATCGGTGATGACCAGATCGGCCAGCAGCAGATCGTCTTGGACTCCCTCCCCGCGCCTGACGTCCTGGGCATGGCCCACGGCCAGGTCTTTCCAGTTGGCGGGGGTCACGTCCTCGCCGGGGTGCCCGAGGGTCACGGGCTTGCCCTCGAAGCTGGCCATGGTCTCGGGGTCGAAAACCTCCGTAGCCTCGCGCTCCACACGCACCACGTCCTGCCCCGGGGCGGCCTCGACGGGCACGTCGGCGGGGTCGTAGTCCATCTCGCCCGTGCGGGCGATGGGCACGGCCTGGCAGACCAGGAACCCTTCCGGGGTCTCGGCCAGGTGCTCGGACAGGCGGGTTTGGTAGGCGAAGCGCATGGGGCGGGGATAGCCCGCCAGGGGGAGGAGGTCTTGTAAAGGGCTTTACAAAACACCCTGGGGGCCGGGGCGGCGCAGGACGGAGCGGGGGGACGCGACCGGGCGGCCCGGGCAAGGCCGTTCAAAAACGTTCATGAACGGGTCAGGAGGGCCGGAAGGGGGGAAAGGCGGGCCAGGGGAAGGCCGGGAAAACAAAAACGCCCTGGAGGGCGTTTTCAGGCGGGGAGGAGTTGGTCGCGGCGCAGGGTGACCACCATGGACTCCCCGGCGTCCAGAAGTTCGTCGCCGTCGAACTGCGGGAGCGAGATTTGAAAATCCACCTCGAAGGCCTCGCCGTCCCAGAGCACGTCGACAATAGCGCCCTGTGTCCCGGCGGGGAGGTGGTGCTCCTCTCCGCCGCAGTAGACGTCGCGCCCGGTATACGCCTCGCGCAGGCGGACCATGCTGAATTCCTCGAAGGCCATTAGCGTTTTCCTTTCGGCACGTAGCAGTTGAGCAACCGGGGTTTGGAACTGACAGCTCCCGTCTCCTTGTTCCTATCGTATATCCACGCCGATACGACGTCAACGGTCCTGCCGTCGGGGCCGGTGACGGGCACCATCACGTTGTATCGCTCCCCATATTTGTCCACGCCATGCGGTTTGGCGGGCAAGTCAGGGAGCTGCTCCATGACCTGCCTCTGAACTTCCGCCGCATGAGACTTGTCCATACCCAGGGCGGCCAACCAGACCCGGGCTTTGTCTTTTCCGCGCGGGCTGCCGGGGTCCATGGAGTACTTGGTCAGCTTCCTGGGGTCGAACCCGGCTTGCTCGACGTTGTGCATGGGCGCGCTTGGCATGTGCGGGACCACGGGGCTGTAGTCCTGGCGCTCCCAGTGGCTGCGGCGCTGGATTTCTCCGGCGGCGGTCTCCTGCTCCATGGTGGGCAGGGGGCCTGACACGGGCTTGCCGGTGGCCTCGTCGGGCACCACGGGCTCTGGGTAGCAGCGGCAGTTGGGGAACTCCCCGGCGTGGCCGGTCATGCCGTCCAGGGTGGGCGGCTTGTGCCAGGGCACGAAGCGCCCTTCCATGGCCCGGTGGCTGGGCCTGCCCCCGCCGTCGCGGGCCGTGCGCCAGATGTACCCCTCAGAGCCCACGCCCTGGGCCCGGGCCTGGGTCAGGGCGGTGTGGCACTTGCTGATTTCCGTTTGGGCGATGGTCCGGGCCCGGCTCTGGGTCACGGGGCCCTGGGCCTGGATTTGCGCGATGAGGGTCTCGGCCCGGGTGCCGTCCAGCATGGCGTCCTGGGCCATCTCGCCCACGCGCATGGCCGCGTGCCAGGGCAGGGACTTGATGAGTTGCACGTTGGCCTCCACCCGGTCGGCCACAGCCTGGCGCAGGTCCACGTCCAACAGCGCCCGCATGTCCACCCCCCAACGCTGGGCGGCTTGCCGCCAGGACAGCTCGTTGGACCGCTTGACGGTCCCGGCCATGTTCAGCGCCGCCTGGCGCGCCCAATCGTCCAGGGCGTCGCCATACTCGCGCAAAGCCTTTTGGGCCTGCTCCGGATCCTTGGCGCTGCCCAGGATGGCCCCCACCTGGTCGGCCACGCTGCGCAGCTGCTTGGCGTAGCGCCGTTCGGCGGCCTTGGAGGGCCGCCAGGCCTTGGACGCAGCCCGCGACGCGGCCACGTCCTGCCAGCTCCAGGGCTGGGCCCACGGCATCAGGCGTCCGCCTCGGCTTCGGAGGGCGTGAAGCCCCGGCCCACATCGCCCATGATCTCCTCGGCCTGGCCCCGGGTCATGGTGAAGCTGGCCATGAGCATCTGTACGCCAGAGTCGCGCGGGAGCTGGCCCGCGCCCACCTGCTGCACGATGCTGACCATGGACGCCACCTGGGCGCCGTTGAGGCTGATCTCCTGTGGCGTCGGCTCGTCACCGGGGGCGGCCAGGCCGGGCAGCTGCTCGTGTTCGGCGGACGGGGCGGGCGCGCTGGTCGCGGATGCGGCCTGAATGTCCTCGTCGGACAGCCCGGTCCAACGGCCCGTGATGCGGCCCGTGATGCGCAGCTCGGCCAGGGCCTGGGACTCGCTGACCAGCCCGGCGGCGTAGAGCCCGGCCACGGACTGGGCGTCGGCTGTGGCGATGGTGGACTTGTCCGTCTCGCTTACCTGCCACAGGTCGCGGAACTCGAAGCGCGTGCCTGCGGGCAGCGGCTCGCCCCACAGGCTGCGCGACAGGATGGGCAACAGCGTTTCGTACGCCGGGCGCAGGTCGTCATCCTGTTGGGTGGCGATGGTGTCGTAGTAGGAGCGCAGATCGGCCTCGCCGGTGGAGAAGCCCTTGGGCGACTGCCCCAGCAGGCGCACCAGGGGGATGCCCGTGGCCCCGGCGATCTGCTCGGCAAAGGATTGCAGGGCCTCCGAGACCCCGGCGAAGGTCCAGTTGTAGGTCTGGAAATTGTCCTTGGCGTCCAGCAGGGTCAGGCCCTCGTTGGTCTGCAGCTCGCGGATCATCGTAAACATCTTGAGCAGGGCCTTTTCGGCCTGTCCCCCGGCGGCCAGGATCTCGCGCAGACCGTCCACTCCCACCACGCGCAGGTAGGAGCGCAGCATGAGGTTGGCCGCGCCGTGGGTGGAGCTGTCCAGGGCCAGGATGCGGTCATAGGCCCGCTCCACCACGGACGCGCCCCAACCCAACTCGGCCAGGCGGTCGTAGTAGGGCAGGTCCACGCCGACGAAGCGGATCACCCGGGAGTGGTGCCAGCGACTTGTGGCCGCCATGCCCTTGGAGTCATTGACCGTGTAGGACAGCGGAAGGCCGAGCTTGGGCCCGAGGGACGAGACCACCTCCAGGCTGGGCACGACCTGGTGGCGGTCCAGGACGTGCAGCCCCAGGAAGGATCCCTGCTGAAGGTCGGCTGGGGACAGGGGCTGGGAGGGGTCCGCGCCGTCAATGAGCATCAGGGCCAGGGCTCCGCCGTACAAGCGGCCCCACTTGATGGCCCGGGACAGGGCGGAGTTGACGCCCAGACGGCGCAGGGCGCGCAGCAGCTCGTCCACCTTGCCGGGAGCCAGGTCGGTCTGAATGTCGATGCCCCCGCGCAGCATGTCCTCAGCCACCACGTCCACCATGCGCCCCACGATCCAGGAGGTGCGGTACATGGCGTCCAGGGCCTGGCGGTCGCGGCTGAGGACGTTGCCTCGCCTGTAGCCCGAGGCCGCCAGGGCGTTGTCCTGCCCCAGCCCCAGGCGGGCGGTGAAGTTGTCGAAGCCGTCGGCGGTGCGCGCCGCGCGCCCGTCCGGCTTGTGGTCGCGTCGTCTACCCATGGGCCAGAGCCTCCCATACGCTCAGACCGTGCGACTTGAGGTAACGCAAGGCCTGGGTCATTGCATCAACCTGATCATCATTGCCGCCCGCAGGGAAGCTGATCAGCTCCGCCACGAAGTCCTTGACCCAAGGGAACTCGTCACCCGCAGGGATGAGCACGTTGCCACCGGCCCACAGGGCGGTCACCGCGTGCGCCCGGGCCACCTTGGAGCCATCCGGCTCGATGGGCAGGAGCCCGGGCACGTCATCACGCAGTGCATCAATGACCGCCGGGCCATTGGCCTTGTCCTCAATGAGCACGGCTGTGGCCGAAGGGAACATGACGCAGGTGGCCTTTACCGCGCTGCGGCTGGCCGTGAACCCCATGCGGTCGCGCACCTGGGCCAGCAGATAATAATAAACTCCCTTGCGGCCCCAAACCTGGCCGACCACATAGTCGGAACCATCGGTGTTTTTGAACGTCATATCCCAGGACTGAATCATCTCGTCGAAAGTCGCTGGCAGCGTGGCCCGGTTCCAGCGCCTGATCCAATCCTCCTGGAAGATGTTGCCGCCCTCTCGCACCGGGGACTGCATGTACAGCGCGCTCCACTCCGCAGGAGTCAGTTGAGCCTTGATCTCGTAAAGTTTGTCCAGCGGGTGGAGCTCCGGGCAAAGCGCCGTGCCGTCCTCGTTGATGGCCGGGAACTTCAACACCCGGGCTCTGGGGTTGGTTTGAGCCACAGTGGCGGCCAGGTCGTCCACGGCCCAGGCCGTGGCCATAATGAGTTGCCCGCTGCGCTTGGAGAGGCGGGTCAAAAAGACCGTGTTGTACCAGCTCTGGATGGCCCGTTTGGTTGCCGGAGAGCGAGCTTCCTGCATGTTCTTGATGGGGTCGTCGATGATCCCGATGTCCACGCTTTTGCCGGTCAACGGTCCACCCACGCCGGTGCAGATATAGTACCCACGGTGGTTCAGGATGTCGAAGCGGCTGGCGTTGCGCAGTGCTTGACCTTCCATGGTCACCACCCGTTTCGGGTTCAGGGACGATTCAGGAAACACCGTGGAATAGCGGTCCTCCAGCATGATGCGCTGTACGTCCCGGTTCATATCTTGGGCGAGGTCCGCTGCGTAACTGGCCGCCGCAATGCGCATGTCCGGGTGCCGCCCGAATACATAAGCGGGGAACCGGCGCGAAACCAATTCGGATTTGCCATGTTGGGGCGGGGCCTGGAGCACCAACACTGGTCGCAGCCCGGCGACCACGTCTGCGAGAAACACGTCCAGGGCCTCGCATACCGCCATGGAAAAGGGGCCGTGGATATAATCGGCCTTGGTGAAAGAAACAAAAGCGGCCATGGTCCGCCGGGCCTGCTCCGCATGGAGGACGCGCAGTTCTTGTTCAGTGAGCAGGGCGTCCAGGGGGTGCGCCATGTCACGCTCCTGCCAGGGCGGCGATGCGCTGCGCCAGTTCCTCGTCGCTCAAGCTCTTCAAGTCTGCGGCACTGCCTAACGCCTTGACCCGAGCGGCCATTTCCTCGCGCGCCCGTCGCCTTTCCTGCTCGCGAACCTCTTCCACGTACTTCTTCTGGGCCACCGATGCGCGCCCCAGGTCCGCGATGCTCCGGGCCAGGCTGGCCAGGTTGATCTTCTCCGGGTTTACCTCCAAATCCTTGAGCACCGAGAAGAGCTTCTCCTGCACGAGGCGCATCAACGCCTCGTTGATGGCCCCCTCCGTATCGGGCGCGGCGTCCACGATGGCTCGGGCCTGTTCGCTGGCGACCTTGAGGGCGGCCAGGCGCTCCTCGAACTCCTGACCGTAACGATGCACGGCGCTCTTGGATATTTCGTATCCGCGCTCCTTCAGGGCGTCGGCCAGGGCCTGATACCCGGCAAACCCACCCTGGACCAGGGCGTGGTCCAACCACTCTTTGACCTCGGCGGGCAGCCGTTCAACGGCAGAGCGGGGCGGCATTACCAGTACTTCCCGGGGCGGGCGATGCCCGGCTCGCAGTCGATGGTGTATTCGGCCAGATCCACGCCGTAGCGGGTCAGGTCCGCGAACCACCTGCCGTCGGGCTGCTGGCGCACGGCGACCAGCTTGCGGTCGGCCAGGTAGTCCAGCTCGCGGCGCACTTCCAGGTGGGTGGCGTCCGGGTACATGCCCTGCACGGTGGCGAGGATTACCTCCTCATACGCCCCCACGGGCCGGGCATTGTTCAGCGTCAGGACGATCAGCCACCGCATGTGCTCGCGCCGCGCGCGAGCGGGGTCAACAGTCATACCGGCCTCCCTTCTTTTCCAATTTTGCGGCCAGGGCGTCGAGCTTGGCCTCGATGACGGTCTGGTTCCTGATCCAGTCCTCCCGGCGCACGTATTCCAG